TGGATTCCGGGCTTGAGAGTGCCAGAGTCGTAACGGGGCTGCTAAGGACCACGCTGGTGTGCACGACGTGATACAGCGCGGGCACAATGCTGCCGAGAGCGACCAGCTCGTCTCGATCGAATTCCGTGGTGTTGAGCACGCCGCGGATGGTCAGCTTGCCAACCGCGCTGATCAGATCGGCTGCGGTCGTCGCCGACAGGTTACCAGCAGCAATGAGCTTGCCGCTGGCGGCCATGACGTCGCCGCCCTCAAGTGCAACAAAGCCGGCCAAGAGCCCCGCAAGCGCACCGAGATCCACCGCATCAGTGGCGGTCAATATGCCCGTGGCGCGCAACAGCGCGGCTACCGCAGCCGTGTCGTGAGACTCAAGTGCGTCGCACGTACCGGTGATGACGTCCAGCGTGGTCGGCGGGTACTCAGGCGCAGCCAGCACGCGCGGGGCACTGTACACTCCGCGCGGGGGCAGGTTTGGCGGGGGCGTGAAGTTCGTCAGATAACGCGCCACGCCGCGTGTATAACGAACGTCCCTGACGTATCCAGTGTAGGAGTTGCCTGCCACCGTGGCAGTGCCAGAGAAAGCGCCCAGATTGACTACCGCAGATCCTACCCACAGATACGGATAGCTACTCGGGTTGACCCCGAGGCCGAGCATCTGCTGCACGCCGCCTACGAACAACCCTAACCCCTGCGGGCCACACACGAAAGCGAGGTGCACCCACTTGTCCACGTTATCCTGCTGCGTAACGGCGCAGGAGCAGATCTCGGGGGCGTAGTTGAAGTTGAGCGACACCTGCAGCTTGTACCCGAACCCGGCGTTGCCGTACCGCATGCCGTGAGGGTACTTGTTGAACGGATCCTGGTATATGTCACCCGACGTCGTGAGCTTGTGCCACAGCTCTAGCGTGAAGTACTCCGCCGCTGAGGCAGAGAAAGGTATGCCCGTTAGGGTGTCGCCAGAACCATCGAAATACGCCGCGTCGTTGACGATCTTCGCATCGCCGTTGACCGTCACCGCGGTAAGCAATCTGCTCTCGTCGATGAAATTGGCGCGGAGCGGAAGCTGCGCGTCGACGCGATCGAAGTACTGATCCCCGCGGTACGCACGCCGAATCAGCATCGGCGGGCGCTTGTTCCTCGGCAGGGGGACGAAACGGCTTAGGATCGAAACGCCGTGGGTAGGATAGAGAGACGTCGGCGGGACAAAGTCAGCCGTGTAGCGAGCGATGCCCTTAGTAACGCGTAAGTCTGCAAGAGCCCCGTTGCTGGACTCCGCCGCGTCGTGCTGCGCGCCAATTCTCCAGCTCGTCCGTTGTAACTCGTAGCTCCAGGCACGAGTTATCTCCAGCTTGCCGTTGATGTAGATGAAGATATTGCTGCCGCGCTGTACTGCAACAACGTGATACCAGGTATCGGTAGCCCAGCTAAGCGAGCTTTCGGTTGCTGCAAACGGGTTGTCGCCGCCGATAGCGTACTTACCAGTACTGCGAAAATACAACGCGAACCCATAGTAATCGTTATCACCAGCGCGGCAGTCGAAATTGATACCGGTCGTGCCGGCAGAACTAGGCGACTTCGCCCAGAACTCTATAGTCCACGGGGCGAAACCGATCGAGGGAGCAGTGACAGTCAGGTAATCGGTCGTCGGGTCGTAGAGGTACGACCCCCTGGCGTCGTTCAGGGCCGGAGGACGATACGCAGCGCCCGAAAACACGCCGCCGCCCGTCTGCGTGACTGGACACCGCCGCGGAGACACGTCGCGCGTGTGCTCCTGAAGCGGCAGGTGCAGTATTACGTTGCTGTAGTGCGGGTCACCGCCCCAAAAGCTGCGCACAGCACGATCCTCAGCTACTCGGACTCAGCACAAGAGGTGGCTTCCGAGTACGGGGCGACCATTACTGCGGCCGGCGCGTCTCGATCCTCGCCCGACAAACGATGTTGCGCGAAGCTACCTGCGGACCCTCGCAGGAAATCTTGAACTTGCCGCTGGTCGTACGGATCGGAATGACCTTCGACGCCGGATCTTCACCGGGCGTGTTAGTCGAGTACGTGTCCAGGGTACACAGGTGCTCGGCGAACTCGTTAGTCGCGTAGTCGTCACTCGCGTCGGCGTTCAGATCACCCGTCGAGTAGTGAATGTAGAAGCTAACCGTGTCACCAGTCGCCGGGGTACCGGAGTTGTCGGCATGCAGATGGATGTCGGCCTCCCAGTCCTCGACGTTGAAGGAGATCGCGTCGCTCGTCGAGCGCGTGTTGTTAGAAGACAGCGTGACTGACGTCGCGCTGCTCCAGGTAACTTGCGTCTGGTTTCTGCTGCTAGCCATGGTCAGACCCTCGGATCGAACACTGCGTTACCGCGCAGTGCGATAGACACATCAGCGGCAGTGACCGGAGCGCCGAGCACTAGCTGGGCGTGGCCCACGGACTTGGCCGCCAGCGCCTTCACCGCCGCCGCTTCATCCGCAGTCAGCACCAGGTCGAGCAGGGAGTGTGTCGCGGAGTGACCGATGTCAATGCCATCCGTGGTGACGTACCGCATCGCCCACTTCACGACGCTGTTCACCTGCGCCGCGGCCTCCAGCTTATCCAGGATCGCCGCAGCCACGAACGGATCCAGCTCTGCCAGCAGCGTACGCGCCGTGACGAACCGCTCTCGGTACACGACGCCGCCCTCAGCCGAATTGAGAACATCGGCAATGGCCTGATCGCGCTGCTGCGCGCCAGGAGTCTTCGGCGCGTCGTAATTGATGACGTGGGGCGCGCACGCAGCGGCGTGCGGTCCCGCCAGAATCTCGTTGCGCAGAGCGGCGTAATCCATCACGCGTTGCCCTCAGTGATAACAGCCGACGTGATCGCTACCTCTTGCCCGGTGCTTATGCTCGTCGAGTTGAGGATGAGATCCGCCCCAGACGTTCCGACGCTACCATCGACGCAGAACGTACCCGCCGAATCGACGATGCGGAACCACGTAGCCACGCCGTTGGCGTTGGCCGAAGAGTCCGGCGTAATCGTGTCAAACGTGAGCACCCCGGCCGTGACGGTGTCCTCGCACGGATCGGAGCACGTCAGCTCTGCCAGCAACGTGGTTGCTGTGCCGCCGGTCGCCGGTCGCGAGCCGTCGTAGATGCGAATTTTCCCCGCGCCGCTGCCGCCATTGATGGCATCGGCAACATCCTGCATCCGGTTGGTGCGGATGGTGGTGCTATATCCAAGTGCCATCCCTGGCTCCTCCTATTAAGGGTTGCCGCCCGAAGGCCGCGCGAACAGTTCCATCTGACTCTTGACCCAGGTCTGCGACGCGCTGCGAGCAACCTCGTACGACGGTGCCACCGCGGTCTGCGCGACCATAACGGTGTTGGTCGCGTAGTCGTAGATTCGGGCTGACCACATGCTTGTTGCGCGATCGATGGCGATTTCCCAGTACGCGCTGTACTTCTCTCTCGGGTACTCGCTGAGTGCGATGATGTCCATTCAAATGTCCGTGATGTTGCCGTAAATGACCACGCTACCGCGCGCTACGCACACAGAGTCTGCTGCGACGCCAGCGGGCTGAAGCACCAAGTCGTACTGCGCCGAGTCGAAGTCCCACGCCTCGATCGTCGTAGCTGGGATCTCCAGCACCACGTACCCCGCTGGGTTGACGGTGATGTCATCCGACGACGTGGCCTGGTACAGCACGGGATCAGCCGAGCTGGAGGCGCGCATGTCGAGCAGTGCCGTGAACCCGGTAAGATTGACGGGAACGCCGTTCGCATCGTTGATGTTGAACCGGTGCGTATAGACCGAGTTCTTGTAGATCGACAGGTTGATCTTGGTGACCGGGTTAGCCATCAGTACCCCCCGTACCGCACTGAGCGCGGCAGATTGCGTACACCGCTGTCAGTGCCTTCTTCCTCGATGCTGGCCATGGCCATGGCGAACAGCGCCAAGTGCGCAGCACCCAGCTGCGGGTCTGACCACGAGCGCTTGGGCATCATGAACAGGCGTGCAAGCGCGCCGTTGCGAATGTGCTCGCTGAACCGCGTGGCGAGGTGATCGTCGATCTCGGTCACGCCGAGCGCCGGCATGAGCGACACCGTTACGATTAAGTCGCGCATCACCAGGGTCGTCGGCCACGGCGTCAGCAGCAACTTGTCAGGTGCGACGAACACGTAGAAGGATGGGTCGCCGACGTCAGAGCGCCAGCGCGAGTTCAGTCGCGTCAGCTTCTCCCGCGACATCGGCGCCAGCGCACCATTGTCTCCGTACGACACGGAGTACGGACGCAGCAGCACGGTGTTCTCCGGTGCCGACATGACGACGAGCGACCCTTCTTTGCTCAGGTCGCTCGACTCCAGCTCATAGCGCCATCCGTTGGTCGTGCGGCACAGCTCGCGCGCCGCGTCCACCACAGCCTGGTCTATGACGGGATCCGGGGCCCCCGGCACCATCACTCGAATGTATGGGCGCAGATCACTTAGCAACATTGCCAGATGCCTTGTCTACGGCCAGTTCGAACGCCTGGAAATACCCAGTCGCCATTGCGCCGCTTCCCTCCTCAGCATCCTTGGACAGCGCGCGGAACAGCATGTAGTTGACGAGCGAGTCGCGGTACTTCTCTTCCAGCGGAAGCGTGGTGGCAGCCGTCGCACTGGGCGGATCCATCGCCAGGACCGCAGTAAGCGTCGCAGTCGTCCCGGTGGGCTGCGCGGGGAAGATCAGGAACTCGCGTGGGTGCGCGATCGGGTCGTACATGTAATGCACGACCGTGGTGTCGGCGTAGTCTGCGGAGCGCCAGTCGGGGATCGCAGCGTCTAGCGCCGTCCGATCACACGCCGTAACAGTAGCTCCATCAGTTCCGTTGCACTCCACACTAAGCAATCGAGTCGCGCCAGAAGGCAAGGTCTGCCGCACCCCAGCCACCAACGAGACGGCAGCGTCGTTGGAGTACGCTGCGGGGTAGCGTGCGCAGATGGCGTACTGGCCGTCATTGATCCACTCAATGAGTTCCGTCGACGTCCAACGCACGCGCGACTCGTCGTTGAGGAGGCGGCTCGCACGTTCGAGAAGATCGTCGACATGCAGCGCCACGCGTCAGCCTCCGAGAGAAAGCGCCTCGAATGCGTTACGAATCTCCTCGCCAGTAGCAGCGAACGACGCCGCACGACGTACCGCGTGAACGCGCGGGGAACCGTCGTGGTTGAAATCCTTCGGGTCGTTCTTGGCGATGAGGGCAGTGATGATCGTCTTCAGCTCAGCCTCGCGCTCGTCGGCAGAGAGGTTGGCGTCAGAGTTGACGTACGTACCAGTCACGGGGGTGCAGCCGAGTGCGAGGGCCTCCGTAATGAGTACCTCCGGGATGTTTTGCGGCTCCCCCGGGACGAAAGTGACCATGTAGCCAGTCAGCGAAGCGATGCGAACCGGCTTGTCGGACTTGAACAACGGCATGCGAAGTTCCTATCGGTTGGGCAGCAAGGACTCCCCGGCCCTACGCCGGGGAGTCCAACTCTGCTCTTACTTGTCGAACACTTCGTTCGCAGCACCGTCGACCACGTACTCGACGATGATGCGCGCCGAGCCGGCCGTCGCAGCCGAGCCGGAACCGCCGATGGTGACGTCCACCGAGTCGTTGGCGGTCAGCTTGGTGCCCGTCGGAACGAGCGCGGCACCAGTACCGGCAGCCAGCGCCACCGGCGCCGACACGTACGAAACATCGCCGATCTGCAGATCGATGGTCGGCAAGGTAGCCGTGGCCCAGGCCGCGACGCACTCGACATAACCACCGATAACGATGGCGCCGGCGGGGAGGTCGATAGTCTCCTTGTCCGTGGTGCCAACCGGGAAGTCAGCATACGAAATGGTAGCAATCGCCACCTTCGGATACTGACGGCCAGAGTCTTTCACGAATGCCATGGGTAGTTCCTCCTTGGCGTCAAGTGGGGGCGGGGATACCCCCGCCCCCTATCCGTTAGATGGCAGTGTCGATGGCGAGGACGCCGAAGTCCTCAACCGTGCCGTGGTACTGCGAGTGGAAGCGCGGCTTCAGCAGGCCAAAGATCTTCGCGATAGCGATACCCTGGCTGTTGCCGTAGTCGAACTCCTTCTCGTCCCACTCCGGCGCACCGAGGTCGGCCATGCCGAGGGCCTGCGCACCGCAGAGCAGCACGCGCTGCCCAGCCACGGTACCGGCACCCCAAGTAGCCGAACGCGGGACGTGGCGGAACTCGTGGATCACGAGACCGTCGAGCGTGACCTGACCACCCGAGAAGAGCGGGTTCTTCATGTCGCGCGCGCCAGCGTTGCGCAGGTTGGCCAGATAATCAGCATCCAGCTTCAGCTTGGCGAGGCCCTGCGGCGTCATGAAGACGTGGTAGTACTCCTCACCATCCGACGTGGACCGCACGCCGCGGATGAACCGCTCCTTGGCCGCAGCCTTCGCGAGCACGAGCATCTCGTACGTCGGGGTGTCCGCCGCAACGAGAGAGGTGTTGGCGGTGTTCACGCCGAAACCGGTCTCATCCCACACGAGGTAGCGGTTGGTCGAAGGCGCAGTGACGTCGGCCGCAAAGTCGAGCGACGGCAGCTGCGAGCTGGCATCACGCGCCACGCCGTTAGGCTTCAGCGAGTAAGCGATGCCGCCGAGGGTCTGGAACGCCAGCTGATCCATGCGGTCCGCCAGCCAGTACGCCAGCACGTCCTTGGACGTCTCGCGGAACTTGATGACGGTGGCCTGATCAGCCATGCGACCCTTGTTGCGGTTGGCGTGCCGGAGCTGATCGATGGTGATCGTCTCGTCGTACGCCTTGATCGCCTCCTCGTTGCCCTCCAGCTGGTTGTCGCCAACCACGCCGTCGCCTTCGAGGTCGGCAACCAGCGTCATGATCGCGCGGGTGCCCTTCTCCGACTTCGTCAGCTCGGTAACGCGAGTCACCATGCTGTTGATGCCGCCAGAAGCGAACTTGTTGATGAACGAGATGTTGCGGGCCTGCTTCCACAGGTCCTTGGCCCAGACGAGCCGCTGCTCGGAAAGCAGCGCGCCGAAATTGGTAGTTGCCACGGGGTAATCCCTCCTTGGATGGCAGTTAGATCAACGATTACCTGTTGAGCTGTTCGCCGCTCCGGCGTGTGTGCTGCGAGCCCGTGACGCTGCTCGGCGCGCCGAGTATCCGCTCTCGGTAGCGATATTCAGATCCTATGTGCTTAATTCCGGGGCTGCGTCTATCACCAATAAGAAGGGGGCTTTCGCCCCCTTGCACGCAGTACCGTGATTCGCGCGACGAACTACATCAAATCACCGCGCAACTTCCGCAGTGTCGACTCGGGGAGCGCACTGAACTCCTCTTCGCTCATGTCGCGGACGTTGGGCACGCTGTCGCCCTTGCTCCCGACCACCTGCTTCGGCGGCTGTGCGTTGGCCGCAGCCGCTTTCTTCGCATAGTCGGGCTTGGTCTCGCGCGCTGGCGCTTTCGGTGCGGTGCCGGCAGGGACGACGCCGTTGGCCTTGGCCACCGTCTCGGCTGCCTTGCGCAGCGCCTGTGCCGGGGAGTACTTGCCCGTCGCCATCAGACCCTGGTGGATCTCAAGCGCCTCCGACGTCAGCACGTCGTCGTAGCTGCTGCCCTCGGGGTCGTAGACGGGGAACATGGTCTGCAGTTCTGCGACCGTCTTGTCGAAGTCGAGGCGCGCCAGCGTGGCTTCGCTCGCCTGCTCGCGCATGCGGCTGGTCTCGATGGCCACCGCCTGGCGCTCGGCTGCGCGGATCTCAGCGCGAAGCGACTTGGCCTTGTCGAACTCGCCGTCGACGACCGCTTCCATGTACCGCTGCTCAGCCGCGTCGAAGTCGAAGTCCACCGCGGGCTGCGCAGCGCGCTTCTGCGCCGCGAGCTGCTCCTCAAGCTCCCGCGCACGCTGTTCCGCGATCTTCCGACGCTCGTTTACCTGGTCGAAGCGGCTTTTCGGGATGCGCGGCTCGGCGGTCTCGGTCTCCGCGGCCTCAACCTCCGGCTCGGGAGCTGCAGCGGGCTCTGCCGCCGGCGTTTCAGGTGCTTGTGGCTCACTTTTGGGGGTCTCGTGATCCACAACGGGGGTTGCGGGACTCTGATTAGCCTCTGGATCAACGAATGTGTCGCCCCGATCGCCAGAAACGGCCTCAGAATCGATCGGATCGGGCTCCCCGCCAGCAAAAACCACGGGGTCGAGCGTTTTGGTGTCATCGGGCATGAAAAATCTCCGTTTTTCGCCGTTTTTCGGCGGTTATACGTCTCGAAATGGCCGAGACGAAGCCATAAAGGGGGTCACTTCGACGTTTTCTTCGGGTTTTTCGCCGTGTTGGTGGCCTTGTTGGCCTCTTTCATCAGCGCCATGGCGTCAGAACGGGCCTTCTGCGTACCCTTTTCCCTCTCCAACGCCATCTTGACCATGGCATCGAAGGCCGATTGCCGGTCCTCGTGCTTCCGGGACAGTTCCTCCATGAACCGTTGACCGGTGTTCTGGTACATCACCTGCTGCATCTTGGCGTCGGTGTGCACGTTCGCCAGCTGCATCTTCGACTCAAGGTCCAGCAGCTTCTCAGCCCACTTCTGCTTGAGCTTCTGGATCTCCAGCATCATGTCGGCCTGCAGCTCCTGCATGCCGACCTCGGTGTCGGACGCCACCTGGCCTGCCTTGGCCTGGTTGAGCATGGCCTGCGACTGCAGATTGGACGACTTGGCCTCCAGCTGACTCAGCTCGGCCATGGCCATGCGGACCATGATCTCCTGCTGCATCTGCTGCATCTGCATCTGCTCGGGCGTCGGGTCGCCCATGCCCTGCATCTCGCGCACGCGCTGCGCGACGTCGTTCTTGCGTGCCAGGTGCGAGTTACTGATCACCACGTCATCCGGGATGTAGACGCCCACCTCGCGCATCTGCAGCGCCTCGGCGAACTGCGTCTCCATGAAGTTGTCGCGCGGCGGAGCCACGCTGACGACGACCCGGTACGTGCCGACGGTCACATCATTAAGAATGGACCCGTCCGGCTGCGGCTGGTTGATCGCCACGGGCACCTCGCGCTGCTGCGGGTCCTTGTAGTCGATCACGCGGAAGATGCGCTCCTCCGTGTAGAACTCGCGGATCAGCTCCAGCAGCTTCTCGCCCAGCAGCTGGCGCGTGAGCCCCAGGTGGGTGAACGGCACCTGGAGCTGCGTCGACCCGCGGCTCAGCTTGCGGTCCATGGCGACGCCGCTCACCTCGGCCTTGTCGGTCCCGAGCATCGAGTCGTTGACGCCGCTGATGGTCTTGATGTGCAGCGCGCTCTTCATCGCCGCGTTGTCCAGCCCGCTGGGGATCTGGTTGGGCGGGATCTTCTGCGGCGGCAGCTTGCCGCTGCGGAACACCAGCACGAGGCCGGTCTCGGCCCCGCGCGACTCCAGCTCCTCCGTCGTCATGTTCTGCAGCGAGCCCGACTCGACGACCCAGCCGCTGTTCGCCGTGGTGTTCACGACGTGCAGGCTCTGGCTCTCGATCTTGTTCAGCTGCTCCTGGGGCGACACGAGGTTGCGCACGACGCCGAACGGGCGCCCGCGGCGGAAATACGGGAAGAACGGGATGATGGTGAACGTGCGGTACGGCGACCAGTCGTCCGAGACGACGTAGTTGTCGATCGACACGGTCCAGCGCACGCGGCGCGTCAGCCGGCGCACGATGCTCAGGTTGAGCGCCTGCGCCAGGGCCTCCATGCGCGTCTTGTCCAGCTCGTCGTCAACCGCCCGCTGGTCGCCCGTCGCGTTGTCGACGAAGAAGTTCTGCCACCCGAGCTTGTACCACTGCCGCTCGATCAGGCGTGCGTACTTGACCGCGCCGCTGCTCGGCGAGGTGTCGTCGACCGGCGCGCCCGTCGTACCGAACGTCGTACCGCGTCCTTCGTACTTGACACTGTCCGCCCCGTACGTGGCTGCGCCGCCGTACGACCGCGACTCGACCTCCTTGCGCGCCTCCTTGCCGTACTGAATCTCCACCTCGTCGAGCGTCAGCCACCGTGTCTCAGTGACCCGGTTCCACGTCTTGGGGTCGTAGTCCTTCGCATCTGCGTCGAGCACGATCTGCGTCGGGTCCTTGACCGTGATCTCGATCTCGCCCAGCAGGTTGTTGTCAAAGTTGACCCGAACGTCGAGATAGCCGCGGTCCTGGATCAGCCCGTCGGCCACCAGCTGGTGCTCGACGAACTCGTACCGGTTGTCGTCCTGCACGTACATGGCGACTTGCGTGAGCGCCGCCGCCGTCTCCTCGGACGCGTCGACGCGCGGCTTGTAGATGATCTCGCCGCGCTGCGTCGAGTGCTCGCCGAGCATGGCGTTGACCGTGCTCAGGATCATGTTGATCTCAAGCACCGGTCGCCCCTCGGCCTCCAGCTTCTGCCGGACGTCCTCCTCCCACTGGCCACCGCCGCCGACGTAGAAGCGGTCGTACTTCTCCGCCTCCTCAACGTAGTCGGAATGCCCGGCGTCGCGGTCCTTTACATAGGAGTCCCAGTTGTCCTGAGCGACCTGATCCTTGCTCGCGACGCCGTCCGTGGCCATATCCATCACGCTCCAGTGCTGCCGAACCCGCCATCACCACGCGCCGTCTCGTTGAGATCCGGCACGACCTCGAACCTAGCCCTGAGTACTGGGCACAGGACGCCTTGCGCTATGCGATCCCCGGTCGTCACCTCGATCGCGTCGAAGCCGGCGTTGAACAGCAGCACCTTGACCTCGCCGCGGTAGTCGCTATCGATCGTGCCCGGGGTATTGAGGACGGTAAGCCCCCGATGCAGCGCTGCGCCGCTCCGCGGCCGGATCTGCACCTCGTACCCAGGCGGCACCGCGAAGGCGAAGCCCGTCGGCACCAAGGCACGATCACCGGGGAACAACTGGATCGGCGCGTCGAGCGCAGCACTCAGGTCGAAGCCGGCAGCGCCGTCCGTGGCGTACACCGGCACGTCGATGTCGGCCGCGTTGGGCAGCCGCTTGATGGCCAGGGGCAGGGTAGCGTTGTACTTGTAGCTCATGGGACTCCGCTGCGTCACAGGGAATGGACGGCATGGGCGAGGAGGAACGCGATCAGGAACGCGCCCACCGCCATGACCAGGCAGTCGTAGAAGGGATCCGGGTCGAAGTCGTTCATCAGTCGTCCACCGGCTCCATGTAGATCTCGCCCTCGCCGTTGTGGTACATCCGGTAGGTGCTGAGATAGAACCGCTCGGCGGGCTTGTACCGGTTCACGAACTGCTCGGCCGCCATGCCGAACGGGCCGTCCACGCCGATGCACAGATAGTCACCGGCCGCGAACGCCGCGTGGTAGGCGTCGCCGTTGGACACCATGAACGGCTCGTCCATGAGCTTGGCCGCGATTGGCTCCGCGCTGAGGACAAAGGGACGGAATTCCATCCCCTCGAAAAAGCTGTCTTCGGTGTATTCGAGCATCGTGGGATTCTCTGTGGTGTTTGCCGGGGCTGCATCAATCGCAGCGACGGCACACATAGAAGATGAACGCCATCAACAGCGGCGTGCCGACAAACCACAACAGGGTCAGCACCAGCCAGGGCTCGACGGGGAGGAGGTAGAAGTCCATGGGAATCTCGTTCCTACCCCTTGTCCACGTACCGGGTGACGTGGCGATCGAGACGACGCTCGACACGCGACACTCGGCGCGACGCACTGAGTACTGAGAGCGCAGTACCCAGTACGAGGAGAAGCATGAGGAGCGCCCAGAGCATCAGCAACAGGTCGCAGCCGGAGCAGCCGCAGTCGCCGACGCAGCCATACGACACGACGTCGGGCACAGCGCAGACTTGCATCGGTCCACCAGTGATCTCACACACGGTACGTCCTCCTACGCGGCCATCGAGCCGCGCTTGGTTGGGTTGTTGACGAGCTTCTCCAGCTTCTCTTTCCACGAGCCCTTGGCGTACTCCGGCTCGCGCGGCTCCAGCGGCACGTTCATCTCCTGGAGCATCAGTCCGATCCAAGCCAGTGCATCGACACGGTCGTCGTGTGCCCCGTTGGGGAACTTGAGCATCTCAG